GTCTTGCCGTGAAGATGACAAAGAACGTTGAACTTCAAGTGTTGAACGAACGTTTTGCCGACCAATATGCAATCGGTGTCCTTGGTAGTGTGGAACTTGATTCATTAATCGCCGAACCACAAAAAATCGTTTGCTACAAAGGTAAGTAATGAATGGAAGGGGGTTCGCCCCCTTTTCTATTTATTTACTAATCTTATGGGGGTGAAACACTATGAAATTCAAAATCTTACAATCTTTTCAATCTGTTTACATGGCGGGCGTTGAAGGTGAAATCGTTGAAATTCCATTGGATGAATACACAATCAACAATTGGATTCAAAACGGATTGATTGAAGAAGTCGTGGAAAAACCTTCACGCAAGAAGAAGGTGACCAAGGATGAAGATTAGTCAAGTCACAATCACCGACCTTAAACAATATTCAAACGTATTCCACACCCAAGACGATGTCTTGTTTACCACCCTTCTTGTGGCGGGTAAACAATTCATTAGTTCTTACACCGGATTACCCTTGGTCGATGACCCACTAACAACCGATGTCGTTGAAGACAATTGTGACAACTATGAAGACCTGACGGTCGCTTTGTTTGTCATTGTCGCCGACATGTATGACAATCGTTCGATGATTGTTGAAAGTGACAAATTGAACTTTGTCATTCGTACAATCCTTGATTCACATTCGGTCAATTTGGTTTAGGTGGTGTAGAACATGAAATATCGAATCCAAGCGGGGAAATATCGAAGTCCTTTGGACATTGAATCAAGGGCAACCACAACCGACACATATGGGGGTTCGACCGAATCATGGTCAACCTTTGTCAGTGTGCGGGGTGCAATCATGCCTTTATCGGGAAGGGAATTCTTCCAAGCTGACATCGTCAATTCCGAAATCACACATCGTGTCCATATCCGTTATATTCAAGGCATTAAACCGACTATGCGGATAAACTTCAACGGTCGATATTTCAAAATCGAATCGGTCATCAATTATTCCGAACAAAACATCGAACTTCAATTGTATTGTAAGGAAATCGTGGAATGAACAATTATCCTCACATTGATGGATTTGACGACCTAATGTCAATGGTCGAAGGTCTTGGACAAGTTCCCCAAAAGGTCGCCACAAAGTCGGCGAAAAAAGGGGCGGACGTTGTGTTGAGGGAAGCGAAGGCACTTGCCCCCGAATATGACGGTTGGTTGAAGGCGTCCTTGAAGATTATCGGCGAACGTACCAAACCCGATAAGCGGGGGTCGAAGGCGTATCAAATCACCTTTGACCGTGCCTATAATTCGAAACTTGTCAAAATATCCAAAACAGGTAAGCGGTCTTATTATCCTGTTTCACAAGAATATGGGTGGAAATATGGTAGTGGTGGCGGATATGGTGTCCAATACTTACGGAATTCGGCTGACGGTCAGAGTTATCGTTCCCAAAAGGTAATGATTGACACGGCTGCGGCTGAAATCGACAAGATTATTCGTCGATATTCGGGTGACATGGAACGGTCAAACGGGCGACCACGGGGAACTTATAGGAACGCTTCACGTGGATACATGAATTTTAGATAAGGCGGGGTGAATGACAAGTGTACTTCGAAGAAGGATTGAAAACGGAATTGACATCAATTTCGGGTCTTACAAATAAAGTGTTCCCTTTGTCCGCAAACGAAGGTGTCACCACCCCGTATGTTGTTTATATATCGTCCGAAGGCGAATATGAAAAGGCATTGGGCGGCGGTTATCTAGTGGGCACAAAGGAAGTCAATTGTGAACTTCACATCTTACACGGTTCGTATGCTAGTTTGAAAGATTTGACACGTCAGGTCATCACGAAGTTGATTTCCTTTCAAGGTCGGGTCATTGGTGGCGTCGGTGGTGTGAAGGTGTACGATGTCAAATATGATGTCATACACGAACAATACATTGACGAACTATTTCAATATCTATGCGTGATTTCGGTCACGGTAAAAATCTAAGGGGGAATCCAAATGCCAGCACCAGCAACGGGAATTGTGACAGTAGCACAAGGAACGGTAATGAAAAAAGGAGCGGTAAACATTGCAACACTGACATCAATTGACGGTCTTGACCTTCAAGCGGATACAATCGAAACAACGACGCTTGCAAGTACGGGAAATTATAAGACATATGTGGGCGGAATGAAGGACGCAGGGGAAGTCAGTATAAAAGGTCGATACAACTACACTGACCATAGCACAATTTACATTGATTTCGATGACCAATCGGTCGACGCATATTCAATCGTGTTCCCTGACATCGGTTCAACAACGGGTACAACTTGGACATTCAACGCAATCGTCACGGGATTCAAGACGGGTGCGGAAATGGGCGGACTTGTTGAATTCGAAGCAAAACTCAAGATTTCAGGCAAACCGACACTTGTTTCACCTGCTTAATTAGTCGGGTGATTATACACGAAGTGATTCTTCGATTCGTTCAAATCACTTCTAGCAGCACCGAATCATGGGGGATTCATTCCCCCTATACTTTATCACTAGGGGGAATATCCACATGAAAAACGATATGACAACAATCAAACTTGACCGTGTCCGCATGTTACGTTTTGGACACAAGGCATTAAAAACATTATCCGCATTGACGGGAAAAGACATCACGGAAATGGATTTCGAAAAGTTTTCATTCGATGATTTAGAAATCATTTTATATTGCGGTTTGTTATCTGACGCAAAAGTGAACGGGGAACACCTTAAACTTGAAGACATGGAAGACCTTCTTGACGAAGCTGACTCATACCAAGTTGTGATGAAGGCGGTCGGGGACGCAATGTCCAAAGCGTTCGGAAGTCAGGGTGACGAAAAAAACTAATTACGGATGGCGACCACGTTGATTCTTCTGATATTGATTATTGGAATGAATCCTTCAAGGTTGCCGTCCGTATTGGTTTGTCAATTTCAGAATACGAAGAAATGACACCGTCAGAATTGAACATCTTTGTTGACGCCTTCCATGAAAGGGCGGAACGGGAACAAGAAGACAAAGTCACACTTGTTTGGTTGGGTGAATATTTCCACCGTGTCGAGAAATTGCCGTCATTGAATGAAGTACTTGGAAAGAAAGATGAAGGAATGACGGATGACCAAATGTTAGAAAACGTAAGGAAGTTGAACGCAATGTTCGGCGGAACAACGGTTGTAAAGGGGGAAGATGAATGAGCGGTTCAATTCGTAACCTGATGGTTCGTGCGGGTGCGGACTTTTCCCCACTACAAAGGGAAATGGCACGAACACAAACTTCAATGCAACAATTCGGACGAACAACCGAACACACGATGTCAACCGTCACCAACGCATTTCGTGGAATGAGTATTTCGGCGGTCACCGAACTTGGGGCACTTGCGGGTTCGATGGGTGCGGGCGGTGTGGTCGCCGTCGCATTGGCGGGCGTTGGTCTAATCGGTAAGGCGTGGTATGAACTTGAAAAACCCGCAATTGCAATGGAATCGGCAACGGCAAGGGTCAACTTTGCACTTGGTGAAAACGCACAACAGTTCCATGATTGGGCATACGTCCAAGGTGGGGCGTTGGGTTATTCCGAACAAGCGGCGAACGAATACGGGGCACAATTCTTGTCAATGGTTCGGAACTTTTCCACTGGAACGGAAGATATGAGGAACAAGACCGAAGACCTAATGACCACGATTGCCCAATTATCTTCACACACGGGTCGCCCCGTTGAAGATGTTGCCGAACGTGTGGCGTCGGGCTTACGTGGTGAAACGGACGCAATCGAAGACCTTGGGGTGTTCGTGTCCGAAGCGGCAATCAATCAATCCAACGCCTTCAAGACGATGGGTCAGGGTGCAAAAACATTCGGTTCTGTCGCTGATGAAAATTTAAAAAGTCAGATTCGTTATTATGCCATTCTTGAACAAGCGCAAAAACAAACGGGCGGAACAATGTTGTCGTCCACGTCAACAAGTTTGAACGCCTTGAAAGTGGAATGGCAAAACTTTACCTTGTATATGTCCCAAATCCTTCAAGAACCGTTTAATGATTTCATCAAGGGCGTGACAAAGGTCGTTCACTATATGTCAGTGGTGGCGAAGATGATGTCGAGTTTCTTCAACGGATTGTTCGGTCATAAAGAACCACCGATGGCAAAGTCAAAAGACATCGACAAAATGATGAAGCAAACAAACGCAATCAACAATCAGACCAAGGCGGTTAAGAAGTTGAAGTCGGCAAAGGTCGACGCTTCACGTGGGGTTGCGGGGTTTGACCAAGTCAACACCTTGTCGGCGGTCAATGGTGCGTCAAATGACGGTGGTCTTGGTAGTGACGGCAATCTTGGGGCGGGATTGAAAGACTTGGATTCCGCATTGAACACGGTGATTCCGAAACAATCCAACTTCAATTCGAAAGTTCTTGAATGTGCGAAAAACTTCGGATTGATGGGCAAAGGGTTGAACGACATTCTGAAAGGAAACTTCAAGACGGGTCTAGACGAAATAGCAAAAGGATTCAGTGGCGTTTGGGGTCAGTTGTTCGGACACAAAAAAGGGGAACAAATGTATGACGGATTGACGAAGGTCAACAAGGGTCTTGCCGACATCATGAAAGGTAAGTTCAAGAAGGGTCTTGAAGAAATCAGTGCGGGATTCAAAAGCATTTCCAAGGCGGTCTTCGGTACAAAGACAACAAACCTTTTTGTTGGTATCGGTAAAGTTCTAAGTGGTGTCAAAGACATCGTCAGAGGCGACTATGGAAAAGGTCTTTTGAAGATTGCAAGTGGGTTCAAATCCATTTATAACGCAATCGGTGGAAAGACAATGAACGGATTCTTGAAGTCGACATGGAATTGGATTGCCGACAAATTGAATTGG